TCGTTGGTGATCAGCCGCCCGAGGTGGCGGAGGCGCTGACCCAGAACCTTGCCGTAGAGCACACCTTGATCGGCTTGTGCGAGTGCGGCATAGGTCTTTGGACCGATGACGCCGTCAGCAGCGACACCGAGCCCCTTCTGCAGCCACTGCACTGCGCGTTTGGGGCCGGAATGCACCCCCGCATCGACCAGCAGGTGCAGCAGCGCCGCATGCGTGATGGCTTCGAACCCGGGGCCGGTGACGTACTGCTGGCGGTAGATGGCACGGGCTTCCGTTTCCGTCAGGGCCTGCACTTCAGCAACCGTGGCAGGGCGACCGAGCTTGCGCCAGCTGCCCAGCGTCTGCGCAGTGATGCCGAAGTTCGTCGGCCCGCCTCGGTCAGCGGGGTGATTCACATAACCGCCTTCCCGGCGGATGATTTCGTCGAGGATGGTGTCGATGGTGTTCATGACCGCTCCTTGCTGTTCGGATTCCCCAGACGCGCCTGCGCCCAGCGCTCCAGTTGGTGGATGGCCCGGCTCCCCATGTGGCCAGAGACGCCCACGAGTGCCGCCGTGATCAGAGGGTCGAACTGTGCGGCCTCGCACAGCCAGAAGGTGATGAGGCCTGCGAAGGCCGAGGTGGCGATCTCGCCGATGAGCTCGATCACGTTGAAGGCGCGTGTCTCGCCGGATTTGACATTGCGATAAAAACTCACCAGGCCACCCCAGGCGGCCAGACCCGTCACCCAGAGGTAAGTGATCAGGCCGTAGGTCGAAGGGTCTTTCTCGGGCACGGTGGCCTCCTTATGCGTTGGGTTCAGTGGGTGTGTCGGTCACTGGCACGGGCGAAGCGGTGAAGCGCTCGCACTCGACCTGCGTCGTGTAGCCCTGGGCGCCCAAGCGGTGCTCGACGCGCTTGATGCGCCAGTCGGTGGGGATGCCAGGGCGCAGGACAATCGACAGCCGCCCCTCGGCCGCCAGGCGCGGATCGCCAGGCAGGCTGAACGACAGTTCGCCCTGCCCACGTTCCCCGGTGTTCTTGCGCGTGGCAGCCGCCGCCTTGGCCTCGGCTTCCGTGGCGTGGACGTAGCGGATTTCCTCGAAGGGCGGCGATCCGGTGGTCACTTCCCGGCGCTCACCCTTCTCGAAGTCCCACCAGTAGGCCTTGGTGCCGCCGGTTGCCGTGGTCGGCGGCTGTTGCGTATCGCGGTCCTTGGTGGAGCCGCTGCCACCGGGTTTGCGCGCTGAGTGTCGGTAGCGCCACTCCGCCAGATCACTCGCCGTGAGGGTGATCGTCGGCATCACCTGCCCGGTGATGGTCTTGATCGCGCCTTGCCTGGCCAGCACCAGAAACCCGGCCACGGGCTTGGCCACGGCATCGTGCTTGCTGGCCAGGCGGGTGAGGAGCGCCATGTCCGACTCGGCGGTCTGGTCCAGATGCGGGATCGCGATGGCGCCCAGCTCCGGATCGATCTTGGCCTGATAGCGGTGCTCGGCAGCGATGGTCTCGACCAGCTTGCCCAGCGTCGTCGCATCCCAGGAGCGTGTCTTGGGACTGCGAAACGGCCCCACCATATCAGCGGCCTTGGCCGAGACCGTCAGCGTCGAGGGCGGCGAGCGGATCTCCACCTCATCGACGATGAAACGCCCCAGGGACACCAGCCGGGTTTCGGCATAGCCCAGCGACACGGCGAGCACCGTGCCGATGCGCGGCAGTTCGGCAATCGCACCGTCCTCACGGCGGCGATCATCGAGGGTCAGCTTCAGTTCATCGGACTGGATGCCAGCCTCGTCGGTAACGACCAGCTCGATCAGCCGGTCGCGGATGGCGGCGGTGATCTCTTGGCTGCCGGCGTAGATGCGGAATATCGGTTGCATCTGCACCCTCCTCGTAATGGGCTCACGACCACAGCCGGATCACCGGCGCTTCAGTCGGCAGCGGCAGATTGGGCAACTCGACCACCAGACCGGCCACAAGGACCGGGGGCAACTGGGCCAGCTGCGGATTGGCTTCGAGCGCGGCGGCAAGCACATCAATGCGTCCGTAATGCCGCCAGACCAGATCGTCGAGCACATCGCCATCACGGGTGATCACCCGTTTGAAGATCGGTCGGGTCATGACTGATCCTCCCCGTAGGCCTTGAGCTTCACGCGGAACTCGATGCGCCGGGGCTGACCGTCATCGGCAAACACCGTGCGGGTGTCGCCGATCTCCGTGATCACCCAGGCGCCCCAGATGCGGCCCAGGCCATCGACCAGCTGCAGCGGTTTGCCGGCGTCCGCCAGCGCACGCATCGCATCACACTGACCGAGGCCGCCCTTGAAGCCCGGGTAGATCACACCATCGAGCTCGATCTCGCCGACATTGCGTCCGACGAACTGCAGGGCCGGATCGCGGTGGATACGCGCCTGCTCCTGCCAGCGCCAGGACTGGTTGAGGGAAAACTTCTGGTAGGCGAGCGTGGCAATTTCAAAACGAAACTCGCCCAGACCCAACATCACCCGTTCGGCCATGGCACACCTCCAAACAGAAAAATCAGTCGTACATCGCCGCAGCCGGACTGCGGGTGGTCTCGCGCACAAGCGCACGCAGGCGCGACTCGATGAGCGCGGCGATCTCGCGCGCATCCATCCCGGGCGGCGCATTGACCGTGATCGGGGCCGAGAGTGAAACGCTGGTGTTGCCACGCGCAGCCAGCGGCTGAGCGGGCATTGTCACCGGTCTGGCACCCACTGCTGACGGACTGCCCGCTGACATCGGTGTGATGCCAATGGGTGCGGTACCAACGGAGGGACGTGGCGCAGACAGCGAAGCCGTGCCACCCACTGCTGACGGACGCTGATGCGTCGATACCGAGGGGGTGGGTGTCGACGGTTTATCACCGCCGATGAGCGAACCAAACCAGTTGCCGACCTGCTTGCCAGCGTTCATCACCCAGCCGATCTTGCCGGCGATCCAGTCGATGGCCTGCCCGACGGTGGCGGTGATACCCGACCAGAGACTGGTCATGAATTCCGCCACTGGCTGCCAGGCCGCGCTGATGAGGGCCAAGGGGGAGAAGGACACCAGAGCGGTAAACCCCTCGATCACCCACCCCACCAGCGTCCCCACCGCGCGGATCGGCAAGGTCAGCAACGTGAAAGCCGTGCTCAACACGTTGCCGATCACTGCACCGAGGGACTGGCCCGATGCGGACAGACTGTTGAATTCCTCCGAGGAGAGCGTCACCGGCGCGAGCATCTGACCCATCAATCCGACCACCCGGCTCACGCCATCGGCGATGAAACCGAACACGGAGGCCACCGCCTGCCCAATCGGCGCCAGCGGCGCCAGTGCCGTGGAAAGGCTGCTGATCGCGGGCTGAACGGCTGATCGGATGCCTTCGAACACCCCGCCCACGTATGCGGCGATGGGGTCCCAGTATTTTCGGATCACCAGCGCCAAGCCTGCGACCGCCGCGCCAATCCCTGCCACGATCCAGGTGATCGGGTTGGCGAGCAAGGCGGCCGTAGTGGCACCGATGGCGGGCAGCATCGACCAGAAGGCCAGTGCCGCCGACTTGATCGGGGCGATCAGACCGAGGGCGCCGGCCTGAATACGGGTCCAGGCGACCGACAGAATTCCAGCACTGGCACCTGTGGCCGCCGCTTGTACTTGCAGCAACGCAAGACCAGCGCGTGCCGACTGAAACGCCACCCGCGCTCCAAGAATCGGCCCCTTCACAAAGGTCCAGGCGTAACCGAGTGCGATGGTGGCGACCTTCAGGCCCAGCACGGCGCCGACCGTACCCACCACCACTTGCGTGACGACAGGAAAGCGTTCGGCGAGATTGGCCAGGCTGTCGATCGGCCCCATCAGCGCGCCCACCAGACTGTTCAAGGCCGGCAGCAGCGCACTGCCCACCGTGATGCCGAGCCGGCTCATCTGGTTCTTCAGAAGCTGCAGATTGTTGGCGGTGGTGGCCGAGCGCGCTTCGTACTCGGTCTGCATCGACCCGGCGTAGGCCGTCTGATCGGCCACCAGGCCCACCGCCTTCTCGTAGGTCTCCAACGACCCCACCAGCTTGGCGATGTCGTCGGCGTACTCCATGCCGAAGAGATCAGAGAGCGTGCCCATCAGATCGGGGGCGTTTTTGACCTGGCGCAGGAAGGTCGTCAGCGCACCTTGGGCATCGCGCTGGATCATCTTCTTCATGACCTCAGCGGACAACCCGATGTCCTGAAGCCCCTGCTGGAATTTCTCGTTTTGCTTGTCAGCGGCGGCCAACTTCATCAAGAGCGCATTGATGCCGGTGGCGGCCACCTCGGGTGACGTCTTCAAGGCGAGGAAGGTTGCCCCCAAGGCATTGACCTGAGCGCCGGAGAGGCCAAACAGTTTCGCCGTCGATCCCGCCCGGTTGGCGATGTTCAAAAGATCGGATGCCTTGGCATCCATGTTGTTCGAGAGGTGGTTGATGGCGTCCCCGAGCTTCACCACCTCGTCCTGGGTCAGCCCAAAGATTGAGCGTAGGCCCGTCATCGCCGCACCTGCCTGCTGACCCGACAGGTCAAAGGCCACGCCCATCTTGGCGGCGTCCTCGGCAAAGCGCAGCAACTCCTCGCGGGCGATGCCCGCTTGCCCTGCGGCTGCGACGATGGCGCCGATGCCGTCAGCGGCCATCGGGATGCGGGTCGACATCAAGAGCACATCCTTGCTCATCTGCCCGAACTGATCCGGCGTGTCGAAGCTCACGACCTTCTTGACGTCCGCCATCACCGACTCGAACTGGACCGCCGGTTGCACCAGGCCGTAGAGCGCGCCGCCTAGGGCCACGGCATCCATCATCTGGGCGCGGTAGGCGCTGCGGTTCTCCAGATTGCGGGCCTGTGCCTGCTGGGCGCGGGTGAGCGCATCGGTGCGGGTGCGCAGGGTTTCCAGCTGGCTACCGAGGCGCGCGGACTCGGTGCCCATGGCGCGGGTATTGACGCACGCACGCTGCAACGAGGTGCTCAGTTCATCCACCGCTGCCCGCTGACGGCGGTAGACTTCCTCGGCCCGAGTGGCTGCTGCACGGGCGCGCTCGAGCTCGCGGGCCTGCTTGGCCGTAGCGCCGCCATCCTGCCCAGCAATATTCGCTTCCAGCCCGGAGACCTTCTGCTGGGCAGCACGCATGGCGAGCGCCGCATCCTTGGTCTGGGCGCGCAGGGTTTCCAGCTGCTTGATGCCGGACTGCTTGTTGCCCAGTTCGGCCATGGTGGAGCCCAGCTGGTTCAGCTGGGCCTGGGCACCGCGCACGGAAGAACCCAGCGAGGCCGCCAATGTGGCGCCGATGCTGATCTGAACGGGATGCGCAGTGGCCATGGAAAAACCTCAGGAGGGCGGTGTGGCAGACAAGCGCCGCGCCCATGACAAGGCCTCGACCAACTCACTCACCTCCAGGGCGAGCAGTTCGGATCGAGGCCAGTGGGTGTAGAGGGCGAGCTCCACCACGAGGGCGGGGAGCTCCTGTGCCCCTATGACAAAAAACCGCCCAGCACCTTCTGCAAGGCGGCGTAGTCTTTCATGTCGAGCTTGTGGATCGCCGCAGGCGGCAACTCGGCCAGGTTGGCAATCAGCCTGATCTCGCGCTCGGCGTCCGTCCCTGCCGACTTCTGCGCGGCCAGGTGGTCGCCCACCGTGGGACGGCGCAGGGCGATGTCCGCAATCGGCACGCCGTCGTGCTCGATGGGGAAATTGAGTTTGATGCGTTCAGACATTGGAGTCTCCTTGTTCAGTGATAGTGATTTGACTGGCGTAACCTTTGGCGTTACTGTTGCAGCATGATCAAGTCGTTTACTTGCCGCGATACGGAAGTGTTCTTCGCAGGAAAGCGCATTCCCCGTTTCGTGGCGTTTGAGGCGACGGCAATGCGCAAGCTGCAGCAATTGCACGCGGCACCGAATCTCGAGTTCCTGCGGGTGCCGCCGGGCAACCGCCTGGAAGCGCTTTCGGGAGATCGTGCCGGGCAACACAGCATCCGCATCAACGACCAGTGGCGGGTGTGCTTCGTTTGGGGGGCGGGCCATGCCTGGCAGGTCGAGACCGTGGATTACCACTGATGGAGGACGCACCATGACACGCGAAGTACCCCTCATCCATCCGGGTGAAATCCTGCTCAAGGACTGGCTCGAACCCCTGGGCATCAGCCAGTACGCACTCGCCAAGGCGATTGAGGTGCCGCGTCGGCGCATCAACGAGATCGTGCAGGGACACCGAGCCATCACCGCCGATACCGCCGCACGGCTGGCCGCTTTCTTTGGGGTCGATGCCGAGGGCTGGCTGGCCCTGCAGGCGCACTACGATACAGAAATGGTTCGTGAGCGCTTGAGCGATGTGCTGTCGCGCATCCCGCGCCACGACCACCGCCCTCACACCCCAATCGCCGCCCGCACCGCCTCCATCTGATCCTTGCCGGCGACCTTCCTGACCAGGTTGATGGCATCGATCTCGATCAACTCCTCGTCGTCGATGGTCAGCTTGTAGTAGCTCGCCGCCACCGACACCTTGAGGGTGCTTTTGTCACCCGGCTTCCAGGTGCCGACATCGAGCTCCTTCCAGCCACCGCGCAGATTGACGACGACGGGCTTGGCTTCTGCCCCCTGCGCCTGGATGGCGCCCCGGATGGTGATCTGGGTGGCGGCGTTGTCGAGCAGGCCGAAGAGCTTGAAGACATCCGGATCGTAGTCGGAGATCGTGAGCTCGGCTTCGAGCTTCTCCATGCCGAGGTCGATCTCGACCGGCAGGTCCATGCCGCCGGCGCGGTGCTCCTCGGTCTTGAGGGTCAGTTTGGGCAGTTGAATCTCGTCGATGCGCCCGGCATAGCCGCGACCATCGACAAAGAGGTTCATGTTTTTGAGAACACGTGGCAGTTCGATGGCCATTACAGAATCTCCTCGAGATAGTCATCGACCAGGTGCGAGCGGAAGATGATGTGCTCGGCCGGGTACGGCGGGGTGAAGTCGAAGTTGAAGTAAATCTTGCCGTCGGCAATCGACATCGGCGAATTAAGGTCCGGGTCGGCCCAGCACTTGCCGCCGAGAATCGCGCCCTGCGCCTTCAACTGCCGGAGATAGGCGTTGACCCCTTCGGCGACCTCCTCGACATAGGTCTTGGTGATGTTGCGATCCACCGCCCAGAGGTGGGCGCGCAGCAGCGACTCATTGATCATGTCGGCGGTGCGCCGCACCGAAAGGAAGGCCCACTTGGGGTCCGAGGAACAGGTGCGGTTGCCCCAGAGGCGGTAGCCGTCTTCCTGAATGATGGTGGCCACCTCGTTCTCGTTGAGCAGGTTGGCCCGCGCATTGGGGTCACCCAGCGCGAAGTCCACCGGACGGTGACTGCCGACGATGCCGTTGATGACGTTGTTCGAGGGCGACCACCAGAAGCCCCGGTCGTTGTCGATCTTTGCGATCAGACCGGCGATGCGAGCGGAGACCGGCTCAGTCACCACCGCGCCGTTCTTCATCACCTTGACGTGCGGATCGACGACATAGATGCGCGGCGAGCCCCAGTCCTCGCGGTAGTCGATGGCAGCGGCGTCCGTGGTGTTGGGGCCATCGGCGATGATCACCGCGCGCAGGCGTTCGGCAATGCCCAGCAGTTCGGACACGACCGGGTTCGCCAGCTGGCGGGTGTTGTCATCGGGATCAGTGGGGCGCTGGTGCGTGAAGCCCGGGGCAATCAGGATGCGCGGCGTGACCTTGGCCACCGACTGGGACGCGAGCAGCGCCTGCAGACCGAGGTGCTGGCCGGCCTCATCGACACCACCGAGGACATTCGTCTGCGTCTCGGCCTCCGTCGCACCTTCGGCCACCCGGATCACGACCACCAGCGCGCCGGCCTGGTCGAAGATGCCATCGATGGCCATCGGCAAGGTGCCCGTGGCGCCCAGCTTGGCCGCCTCCAGGCGAGAGCCGGCAATGAGCACCGGGGTGTTCAAGGGAAAGCTGTGCTCATCGGCATTTGGTGCAGTGCCGACAAGGCCGATCACGGAGGATCGGACGGTGCGAATGGGGCGCGGGCCATTGTCGATTTCAACGACCTCGACCCCGTGAAGAAAGTGATCTGCCATGGGTGAACTCCAGAAACAAAAAATCCGCCAGCGGCGGATCGGGTAAACGGGGTGGACTACAGCGCGACTGGATCAGGCGATGGACTTGCCTTCATCGGCCTCGATGGATTTCTCGCAGTGATTCGGATCAAGTCGATCCAGCAGCCGACACAGCGCGCAGGCCCAACGTTTGCCTTCACGCGCGGCCTTGCCGGCGCGGCTGGAGATCGTCTCGTCCTCGTGGCCGCCGAAGGCGGCATTGGCCAGTTGGTCGTGCGCCACGGCAATCGTCCAGGCCCGCCGGCTCCCAGCCAGGGCGGCGACGAGCATCCAGAGGGACGCGATCACGGCGGCGACCTGGCACAGCATCCAAATCGCCAGCATCGACAGGCGATGTTTGAGACCGTCCATCACTGCAGCACCGCCTGCACCCTGGCCTCGGTCAAGAGACCACTGGCGGCCAGCGCCTGCAGGCCCGCGATGGTCTGCGGATCGGCGATATCGACGCGCTCCGCAAGTTTGAGCTTGTCGAGGAACACCTCGACCATCACCTCAGTCTTGGCCGCCGTGTAGATGACCGCCAACTCTTCCATGGTGAAGCGGTTCATGAAGTCGAGCTTGGTGATGACCCGGGCCGGCTCCACCGGCGTGGCGGCAGCCGCCGCCTGCGTAGCCTCGATGGCCGCCAGCACCTCCTCGTCCGTCTTGCCGGGATAGGCGTCCACCACCTTGCCCGCTTCGACCCGGTAGCGGGCCGCCAGACGTGACTGTTTGGTGGTCAATTTGATCCAGCCCGTCTCGGGCGCGTCGGTCTCAATCACTGCCACTGCATCATTGCGGATATCGAAATAGACACTCATACGCTCACCTCCACATAGAACGGATAGCCGCCGCCGGTGTTGTAGCCGTTGGGAATGGGCAGCGCGATCTGCGGCGGGGACACGGTGTCGGTTTGCACCGCACAGTCGTAGCCGTACACCGCGCCGTTACTGGCCGCGCTGTAGCTGCTCGAAGCATTGAGCGCCACCGCAAACCCTGTCTCGCCCCAGTGCAACAGGCTGCGTCCGTCCGTGGTGTGGCCGTCGGCGTACATCACCCGGGCGCTGTTGGAGCGCTTGTTGACGGTGATGACCCCCAGGCCCGCGCCGTAGTAGTAGTACTGGCTGTAGAAGGCCACCGCGCTGCCATCCCGGGTCTGCATCACCTGCATCCCGGAACCCCGGGCGTTGTGCCGGCCGTAGCTGGTCGTCACGCCAAAGGAAATGGCGTTGACCAGGGCGCCGAAGGTGGTGTCCCCGGTACGCGGCAAGCGCACCACATAGAGCGCAGAGCCGGCGTTGAAGAAGCCGATGTAGACATCGCCGTTGTCGGTGAGCACCGGCGTGGCCCCGCCGACCGCCTCGGCATTGGCCGCCGGCGTCCAGCTCGACCAGGTAATCGCCACCTCGAGCGGCGTGATGGCCGACAGGATGGTCTCCAGGTTGCTGGTCTCGTCGAGTACCGGCAGATCGCGGTACAGCCGCAGCCACATCCCGTTGCTGGACGTTGCGGAACTGCCCCCCAGGATGACGAGCTCGTTGCGGGTGCGGTTGTAGGAGGCCGTGCCAAAGTAGCCGTTGGGCAACCCTGGGACGGTGAATCTGCTGATCCAGCCACGGGCGCCGTTGGAGACCACCACCGTTTCCACCTCAGTGCGGCGGGTCAGATAAAGGCGTCCGTTCCAGAGCAGTAGCGCAAGGCTCCCATCGGCCAGATCGCCGTTGACGAAGGCATCGTTGGCTTCAGTCTTGGTCTCCACCCCGAAGGCCGGGCTGCGCTGGGGCAGCAGGATCGCGCCACGGTTGTCGAGGTTCCAGCGGTCGTGACCGAACTCGCCGCAGCGGCCGGTGTAGTGGTCGTAATTGCTGTTGCTGCTGCTCGGCGCGGCAGTGGCTCCGCCATAGTTGATGGCCTGTTGCAGCGCACCGTCGTAGTAGGTCGTGCTTGCATTGGAGTTGGCCGGCCCGGACCAAGCCCCGCCCAGCGCAAACACTGGGTCCAACGAAACCCCCAACCCGGAGGACTGGGCGGTGCCATAGGATGCGTAGGTACTGACCGAGATGGACGCCATCGCGGGCGTGAGATTCGGGATCTGTCGCGCCGGTTTGAAGTCGCCATCAAGCAGCCGGTAATAACTGCCGCCGTAGCCGCCGAAGTTGCACACGGCGTAACGCACATCGCTCACGGGGCCGTCATTGCGACCGAGCGGATTGGATAGATACCGTCCCATTACGCCACCTCCTCGATGCCCCAGGTGTTGAAGCTGACCGTGGCGGCGCTGGCCTGCACCACGATCTTCTGACCGGCAGCCA